TAACTGTGCTTGCTTCGCCTCTCCTGCCATCCAGTTAAGAAGCACCGTCGTGCGGGCTGACTGGTCTGATACGCCTCCCCTAGACGGTGCCAATGACGGCATCTTGTACCGGGGAAAGGATCTGGATATGGATGACTCGTATTACGGCGAAACGCAGGGGGTTAATTACGGCTGGCTTGCCCAAAAACCGGATTCCCTTGATGGAGGCGTGATATGACGGAACGGATTGTCGTTGATGTAGGCGATATCAACCTGTCTGATACAGCAGAGGTAAAACTTACCTATCAGGCTATTAACTGGATTCCCGGCGAAGACGGGTCAGGCTGCGGCATCGACACAGCGACCTGCGCCGGAACACAGGCGTTCCGCGCTGCAACACCGCCCGCACCGACAGTGCAGCCTAACGACTTATATAAGAACTCTGGGGATATCTGGATTAACGACACCACAGGCGAAGGCTGGGTATTGCTTGAGGGTGATGAAACCGGGGATGCCGGCTGCGCAGCCGGTGAAGCATTTGATACGGACCTGGGGAGTTGCGTTGTGTTGATCGATGACAGCCCCTCAGTAAAGAAACGCACTTGGCGCCCGGTAGGGAACTACTTTTATACACCGGACTCAACACTGGATTTTGGAGAGATTTGATGGCGCAGACAATACAGATTAAACGGTTTAATGCGTCAGGAGAAACGCCGGCCTCTCGCGGCACGCAGTTAGCCTGGGGCGAGATGGCAATTAACGAAGCGGAGAACGCCCTGTGGTACGGGCTTCAGGCCGGTGGCGAAGCGTTGCTCTCACGTGATGTCCTGGTGGAACCGCCCACACCTGCTGACCCCAGCGCGCCCGGCGCTTTGTGGTTTGATACAACAGGGAACGTGCTGAATGTGTGGACGGGCACAGCCTGGGAACCGGCGGCTGATGTGTCTGCCGGGGCAACGACACTGGGTGCTTTGACTGATGTGACGATTACATCTGCCTCTAGTGGGCAGGTGCTCCGTTACAACGGCTCTGAGTGGGTCAATGCCCAACTTGACTATAGCGATCTCTCCGGCACGCCGACCAACGTGTCGAGCTTCACTAATGACTCAGGTTATTTAACGTCAATCGGTCCGCTTGATGACCACACCGATGTGGTGCTGACTTCACCTGCTAACGGCGAAGTGTTGAAGTACAACGGCAGCAACTGGGTTAATGATGTTGATGGAGGGGGCGGTGGTGGCGGAACCTACGCCATTGATGAGTCTTCCCGTACCGCTGACGGAGATTGGCTGACCTTCTACACTTCTGGCGGCGCAGACCGGATGCAGTTCAAAACAAACGGATATGCCGGAAATGACCCCGATTGGGTGGGAGAGAATAACGGTTATGGAGGCTATCAGTTTTCGATGGCGTCTCCTACCAACCAACAGATACTTTTTGAAGACGCAACCGACGGCGTGAATCTGATTGGTTATCACGCCGAAATTGCCGGTGAGTCAGGGCTTAACCTGATCGGTAAAGGGTTTGAGGCCACTGGTGCAACAATTCGTCTTAAAACCAACAATAAAGTAGGGCTTAAAACGACTAACGGCTCTGTTGAGATGCCGGAACTGCCAACTACCGATCCCGGCAATACAAATGAGGTATGGGCAGATAACGGAGTTTTGGTTCTTTCTGGTTCTACAGCAGGAGGTGGTGGCGGTGCTGTAGATAGCGTTAATGATCAGACCGGGGTCGTGTCTCTTGGCATTCAAGATATGAATGACTATGCGTTAAGCCCTACCGTAAATACAGTCTACAGATACGACGCAGTTTCTGATGGCGGAAGTTGCGCAGAGATGGAAGTATCATTCGCTCAATACCAGGGTACAACAATCTTAGGAACTAAAGCCTATGATGAAACCAACGGCCAGTTAATTACAAACTTGGGAACAATTGCGCAAAACTGGGAAGGGTTTAATTATTCAACCGTTAGCGCTTCAGGACCGTTTACTTCATCTGGCTCTGTTACCAAGATACCTAACCAATTTGGTTGTGGAGGCGTTACCTTTATTACAAATGTTTCAGCAGGAATTGGCGCTGCGACAACTGTCTGGGTTAGTGAATACGACCCAAACGCAACTGCTGAAATACCACTTGCTGATGGTGACGTTCTGCAATGGGTAGACGGTGATCAGAAATTTAAACCTTCAGCGTTAAATCTAAATGCAGCAATTCATAAGCAGATTGACTTTGAAGGCGCGTTAAGCGGCACGCCCCAATCGAAAAGAATATACGCACCGCGCGACTGCAGTGGTCTTTCTGTTATACCTTACTTGTCTACTTTTTCATCAGGGCTCGCTGTGCAGTTCAACATTCGTATTGACGGCACGGTTGTAACAACTGGATCTGTGGCCAACAGTACATTGGTAGGAGACGAAGTAACTTACGACTCTTCTATAACAAAAGGTTCTTATATAACCATTGACGTTACTGAAGCAGGGTCAGGAGCAGTAGATTTAGCCCTAGTGGTTACGCTGCTCTAAAGCATTGATTTATTTGACTTTTCATAAAAGCAATGCTAATATTTAAATACGGATTCCTGCAAAGGGACAAATCATGGGATGTGGATGCGCGCAAAGACGCGAAAAACTTAAAAAGGTGGCAGCGGCAACACGCGCGCGAGTGCAAGAGGTACTTGCTGGCGATAAGCCTATATCAATCGGCGGTAAAAATTTCTTCGTTGCTGACCCTCAAAAATCCTCTGGAAAAGATAAGTAGATGGGCTATGAGTGGGATGTTGGATCGTGCTTCTTCGTTGCTGGCCTGCAGCGACTGGGACGTATTTAAATCTGCGTATCAGGGAGATCAGCATAAGGCACAGGATGGATACACGCTGTTTCTGTCTACTGGTGAGTTGCCCCCTGAAGTCATGAACTATATCGATGGCCTCCCCTGCGAAGAAGAAACATACCTGTAAGGTCAAGCACCCGCTAGTCTCGGTGCATTGGCTTGACGCGTGTACAGAAGCCGGTTGGATAGACAACCCGAAACCTGATTCGACTTTAGTTGTGTCATACGGATTGTTAGTAGAAAACACAAAGGAATGGGTAACGTTAGCGCAAACCCACATCCCAGGAGAGAAGGGACCAGGGTACTGGGGGAATGTTTGGTACATCCCTAAAAACATGGTGAAAAAGATCCATACCTTCCTCGCATACCCTGACTGCAAAGGCTAAACATGGCACGAAAAAAGAAGCTTTCGACAAAAGATATCAAGCATGCGGTCCCTTCTGACCTAGAAGAATGGAATATCGCAGAAAACAACTGGCGCCGTTATGAACGAGCCCGCGACTCAGGACATCTGGACTGGGTGGAAATGGCAAAGAAATGCGATGCCTATTATCGGGGCGATCAGTGGACGCTTACTGACAAACAGACCCTCGAAGCCCAGGGCCGACCCGCACTAACCATCAACACCATTCTCTCTACTATTAATACGGTACTGGGAGAGCAGACCCTCAAACGGGGGATGGTCAACTTCAAACCTAAACGGACGGGTTCAGAGAACACCGCCAATATCTTAAATAAGCTGTACACCGTTATCCACGACCAGAATGACCTGACACATAAAGAAAGCCAGGTATTTTCCGACGGGTTGATACAGGATCGGGGTTATTTTGAAGTTGGAATTGATTTTTCAGAAAACATCGAAGGCGAGGTCAAAGTAACGGTCGAAGACCCGCTGGATATTTACATCGACCCTGACGCAAAGGACTGCGATCCTGATACGTGGCAGGAAGTCATGAAATCGCGCTGGCTGTCGATGAACGAAGTCGAGATGCTTTACGGCACCGATAAGTCCGACAAATTGCGCGCTCTGGTGGACGGCAACCAGTATTACGGGCCTGACTCCATCTATGTAACTCATAACCGGTTTGGAGACTCCCCTGACTCATGGATGGGGCCGTACAACGCAGCTTATTTACCAGAGCATGAGCAGCGGCAAATCCGCCGCGTGCGCGTTATAGAACGCCAGCACAAGATTCCGTACCGCTGCTGGTACTTTGTTAATCCTGAACATGGCGACATGGCCAAGATTCCCGAATCCTGGGATGACGAAAAGATTGAAACCCACGCGCAGCAGTACGGGCTAATGCGCGTTCCTAAAGAAGAAATGAAGATCCGTTACACCATTACCTGCGACAAGGTGGTGCTTTACGATAACTGGTCTATCTACCCCTTCTTTACGATTGTCCCGTACTTTCCTTATTTCAGACGCGGGCGCCCCTTTGGAATGGTGCGTAACCTCATCAGCCCGCAAGAACAGCTCAATAAGGTGTCCAGCCAGGAACTGCATGTAGTTAATACAACAGCGAATTCCGGTTGGGTAGTCGAATCCGGCTCTTTGGCCAACATGGACGTTGATGATCTGGAACATAAAGGCGCGACAACCGGCCTGGTTCTGGAATACCACAAAGGAGCCGAACCGCCTTCAAAAATTCCGCCGAATCAAATCCCGACTGGATTAGAGCGTATTGGCTTAAAAGCAGCCATGAATATCAAGGAGATCAGCGGAATTTCTGATGCCATGCTGGGGCAATCCCCGGCATCGGTATCGGGGGTGGCTTTGGAGTCCAAACAAGAACGCGGAGCAGTACAGATCCAGGTCGCGATTGACAACCTGAACCGTTGCCGAAGCGTTCTGGCCAAGCGCATTTTGCATCTGGTGCAGGAGTATTACGACAACCCACGGGTATTTTTCATTGCCGATGTCCAGCAAAACGAAGACCCACAGGCAGTGGAAGTTAATAAACCAATGCCGGATGGTTCCACGTTTAACGATTTGTCGATGGGTGACTACGATGTAGATGTCACCAGCCAGCCGGCACGGGATGTCTATTCCGACCAGCAGTTTGCTGAAGCGATGGCGCTGCGCGCGGCAGGCGTCGTTATTCCAGATGCTTCAGTCATTGAATACTCCCACCTGGAAAACAAACGCGCAATTGCCGATGAGGTTCGTCAGATGACCGGTACGGCTCCGCCGACCGAGGAAGAACAGCAAATGAGTCAGGCCATGCGCGATATTCAGTTCAAGCAGATTGAACTGCAACTGTCGCAGATGAAGGCACAGATCCAGAACCTCGAATCCGATACGGCGCTCAAGATGGCCAAGGCCAAAACGGAACTTCTCACTGATGAGACTCAGGAGATTGCCGAACTCAAGGTCCATGCTGATCAGATGATGAATATCCAAGACAACATGACCAAGATCGAGATCGCCAAAATGAAGGCGGAATCCGATCAGGGTATCAAGAGTACCGAGAACCAGACGCGCATTGCGACTGCACAAATCCGTGAAGCCGGAGCGCGCGACCAGAATGCCTCAAAAGTGGCGGTGGAACTCACCAAACTTAAACAACAACAGAAACAGTTAGCCGGAGCTACTAAAAATGAGTAATGAAGCACTTGCACAGCAAGAAGTTGTAGAAGAAACCGCAGCAATCGATACCGATACTCAGGCAGCCGACGCTGCCCATGAGCAGTCTTTGGATGATGCCGCAAGTATCCTGACTTCAGAAGAAGATTGGGAGCCTTCAAAGGAAGATCGCGGGGATTTTGTTGAAGAATCTGAGCCGGTAGAGGCGGAAGCCCCTGAAGCCCCCGAAGTTCAGGCCGAGGCGTTGGCCGAAGATGCCGTAGAAGTTGCGCCAGAGGAGCCGGAAAAGCCTCACATGATCCCGAAATCGCGTCTGGACAGCCAGATTCGTAAAACAAGGGAACTGGAAGAGGCCAAAATCCGCATGGAGGAGCAGATGAAGTTCCTTCAAGCGCAGATTGACGCCGGAAAACAGCCTGAACCTGCCGCAGAAGCCCCGCCACAGGAAGAAACCTACGATTTTGCGGGCCAGTACAAGCTGATGCAGGAACTTACCCTCGACGGAGAGCCTGATAAGGCTGCTGAAGTCTTTCAAGACATCCTTTCGCACCAGCAAAGCTCGATGGAGCAGCGGTTTAACCATCAGATTGCGCAAACCTACGAACAGAACCGCTCACAAGAACAGATCCAGGCCGATCTGGCGTCCGCAGCCAACGAGATCGTCTCGGATTACCCCGAACTCGACATTCAGAACAAAGATGCTTTCAATGCTGAGTTAACCGGAGAAATCAACGAGTTGATGGGCGCACTGACAACTGTGCAGCGTGACGACGGGATGCCTAAATACACCCCTGCCCAGGCATTACGCCAGGCAGTCGCCATGAAGATGCCGGAAAAAGCACCGCTGCAGCAGCAGTTGGCGGAAAGCCAGCAGGCAGCAACCGGCAATGTAAAGAAGAAGGTAGCGGCAGCCAATCAGGTGCCTCCTACACTGCCCGGTGATCGGGGAACCTCGCACGGTAAGACGCCTCAGATCGACCCGCTTACCATGACCGAGGAAGATTTTGATGCTCTACCAGCGTCAACGTTAGCCCGCCTAAGAGGCGATATATAACCTAAACCACAAAGGAGACTGGCTATGTCTTGCGCATTACCTAAAAACGGCCCCTCACCGGCTCTGCCTAAACCAGGCGGGTGTGGACCTGTGGCTTTGCCGAAACCGAAGATGTAAACATAAGTGCTTGACTTTTCAAGTATTTTTCTTATACAATAAGCAATGCTTATGTAAACGGGCGTAATTCTCTGGGCCGCCGCCAGAGGGCAGGGCACAGCCGAGTGCCATTTTTCGTGACTCGCGACGATACAGCGGGGCGTTCCCTCACGTTAAAGAAGCGACCTCTGCCTGCAATCAGGCAGTCAAAAATGATTGCAACAGGTTGTTAATTAACGGACGGGGGATTGGCCCCTGCCCATAACTTTACGAGACAAGGAAAAATGGCTCAGACAAACTTTGCCAGTCTAACGACTGAACAAAAAACAGTCTGGTCCCGTGATCTTTGGAAAGTCGCCCGAAACAACGCGTTTGTGAACAAGTTCCTCGGAACTGGACAGAACGCGATGATTCAGCGAATCACCGAACTCACCAAAAGTGAAGCGGGTGCGCGTGCTGTCCTGACGCTGCTCACGGACCTGGAAGGGGACGGTATTGGCGGCGACAATCAGATGGAAGGACGGGAAGAGAAGATCCGCGCCTTTGATCGAGTCATCAGAATCGATCAGATGCGGAACGCTAACCGTACTACCGGAAAGATGGCGGACCAGCGCTCTATCGTGAACTTCCGTGAGGCTTCACGGGATCAGCTTGCCTACTGGCTGGCCGATCGTATTGACCAGTTGGCGTTCCAGACGCTGGGTGGTGTGATGTACGACTACCGTCCTGACGGTACTGCGCGTGCTGACAATACGTTTGCCAACCTGGATTACGCGGCTGACGTTAGTGCCCCCTCAACTAACCGCTACCTGAACTGGGAAGCCACCGGCTTCGAAGCAGGTGATGTCACCGGCACCATCGTTGCCCCTACCTGGGAAACGATTGTTCGTCTGAAGGCTTATGCCAAAGACAACTACATCCGGGGAATTCGCAGCGGTAAAGGCGAGGAGATGTATCACATCTTTGTGACCCCGCAGGTCATGGCCACTCTGAAACTGGATGCCGACTATATGGCTGCTGCGCGTCATGCGCTGCCCCGTAGCGAAGGAAACCAGCTTTGGACCGGCACCAGCCACCTTCTGGTGGATGGCCTGATGATCCACGAATTCCGGCATGTCCCGCATTGGGATACCGCTGACGATTTCGCGGGCGAAGGCACGCCAACCGTTGCAGGTTGTCGCATGATGATGTGTGGTGCCCAGGCACTGGCAATGGCCGATCTCGGCAATCCAGACTGGGTGGAGAAAAACTTTGACTACGATAACCAGCGTGGTATTTCGATTGCCAAGATCCTTGGCATGCTGAAACCGCAATGGTACAGCGCCGTTAACGGGTCTGATGAAGACTTCGGTGTTGTGTGTATCAACGTCGCTGAAGGCTAAAGGAGGCTAAGAAATGACTGCATATACAGACAATTTCGGCGCCTACGGGCCGATCTACGATGTGCAAGCAGTAGTCCTGGGAGCAGGTGAAAGCCTGTTCGTTGGCCAAGATGCCGTTCTGATTGCTGAAGCGTCTGTCTCAGACGCAGCGATCGATGCAGACGGCAATGCGTCCAGCACGCTGGGTGGCTCGGTTGTCTTCGGACGCCCGACGTACTCGGTATCTGACGCGGCTGGCACCACGATTGCAGCAAACACTGCAGATCACGCGGCTCTCAAAGCTGCCGACGTTTAAGCAGAATAAGGGGCGGGGGTCTTTTGACCCCCTAACCTTTTCACTAACGGGGACTGGGTTTGCTTGCACAGGAAATCATTGACGACTGCGAAAAGACGCTGCAAGACCCTTCAAATGCCCGATGGAGCCTGGATGAGCTGCTATCGTGGCTGAATGAAGGGCAGCGGGTTATTGTAAAAAACAAACCGAACGCATACTCCCTTACTGCCTCACTTCCATTGGTGAGCGGTACTTACCAGAACATGCCTGCCGATGCCATCCAGCTTCTGGATGTCATTCGCAATTCATCGACTTCCTCTCGCATTGTCAGACAGACAACTCGCGAAGAACTGGATGCCATTGATCCTGCTTGGCACGACCCCGCTAACGCAGCGGAAGAAGTCGATCACTTTACCTATACCGACTACGAGCCGTTGTCCTTTTATGTGCAACCGCCGAACGACGGTAATGGACAACTTGAGATTCTTTACAGCGCGATACCGCCAGAGGTTAACGATCCGATTGATGTAATGAGTGTGCCGGATTTTTACCGCTCGGCTTTAGTGGATTACGTGCTGTACCGGTGTTTCCTGAAAGACGCCGAAGATGCTGCTAACCGGGCGATGGCCGAAACGTTCTATGGACAGTTTATGAGCGGGCTGGCTTTGTTGGCACAGAACGAAACCGATAAACCTCCGTTCATGGGTTAAGCATGGCTTCGCTAAAAGATCTGACCCCTTACGTTGCCAATAGTTTCCCAATGGCTTCTGATCTGCTGATCGTGCAGCAACTTGCGCGTGCAGCACGCACCATGTGCGCTGAATCCTATTGCTGGAAATATGAAACAACTTTTGACACTGTTGTCGGGCAACAGGACTATACCTATACGTTGCCGGCGGATTCAGAACGCATCCGAATCGACAACGTATGGATTAACGAAGAGCAGATGACTCCCATTGCTTGGGACGAACTGCTATACCCGAAGTATGACCCTGAAAAGACAGGGCGCCCGACTCACTTCTCTGAAAAGATTGTAGGTGAGTTGTCTCTGTGGCCTATCCCCCAGCAGATTGAGGAAGTCAAGATCAGGCTGTCGTTAATGCCGACCCTGAACGCTACGACTTTTGATGACTCGCTGCAGGCGCAGCACGGACAAACCCTGTCATCAGGTGCGATGAGTTACCTCATGCTGATGCCTGGAAAAGTCTGGTCTGACGCTCAAGGGGGAATTTTATATAACGAGATGTTCATTCAGGGCGTTAACCGTGCCCGTACCAAAGCCCGCGATGGTTCTACCAAACGCATCCGAATGGTGAATTACGGAGGCATTTAATGAATGGTATTCGTGAGGCTCAGTATTTCGATGTTGGCGAACTTTATAAGATCGTTAAAGCGATGTATGAGTCAAACGAGCACTACAACAAGTTTACGTTTGATGACGAGGCGGTTATCAAACTGATTACGGACTGTATAGAAAAGTCCAACAAATTCTGTTGGGTCGGTGTAAATACTGAAGGAGAAATTATCTCAGCGTTCTTAGGGCGTCTGGAATATTTTGCCTTCTCCAAAGAGTATTTTGCTGCCGACTACGGCGCTTATACCTACCCAGAACACCGTAAAAGCCGGGTAGCGTACCAACTGCTCAAGATGTTTATGAATTGGGCTAAAGCAATGGATGCCTCTGAGATCCATATTGGGGCGACCAACGGGTTTAATCAGGACGGTAAGCGTCCTTATGCAAGCCGGTTTGGGAAGTTCCTACAACGGAAATTTGGGTTTACTGAAGCTGGAACCTGGTACGTACAGGACCCTAAACAGATATGAAGCGCAACTTCGAAAATGAAGAGTATTTAGAAGCCCGGTACGGTAACAAATGTTTCTGCGGGGGCGGAGGCGGAGGCGCCAGCGCCCCTGCACCTCCTTCGGGCGGAGAATACCCTCATGAGTTCGAAGAGCCCGGCCCGTCAGAATCGGAGATTGCGTTATCTGAAATTGCTTTAGAAAAATACGACCGATTTAAGGAATATTATGATCCGGTAGAAGCGAAGTGGCTTAAAGAACAAGACCAGGACATGTCCGACTATGGCGCCATGATGGGCTATGCCGACGCCCAGCAGTTAGCTAAAGCACCGGCTCAAATTAATGCTGCCTCTGGTCAAGCAGCAGTCGGACTGGCAGGGCTGGCAACTGCCGGAGCCGGTGGCGCAGCGTCAGCAAAAGCCACTGCCGTTGCTGCAGATTTCCAACGGCGTAATGCCAACAAACTATGGGGGTTGTCTGCGGCAAATAAACTGGCTGCAGCCAATCAGGGCACGTTGGCTGGTGTTGCAGGCGCTGCTTCCAATGCTGCCGTACGGGTAGCGTCAAGCGCCCAGGGATATCAGAACCGTATTACTGCTGCAACGAATGCTCTGGCACACGAACGTGAGGTCATGAAGTACAACTATCAGCAGGGAAAGATCCAGAACCTTGCATCGATGGGTGCTTCGTTAATTGGGCACTACATGGGTGGCGCTACCAATCAACTGGGTGGCGGCGGCTTTGCAGGAGGGTTTACTAACCCACTCGGCTCTGGCGCAGGATCAGGAATAAACCTTTCCGGCCCTAACCATTACTCCGGTCCTATCGGCCAATGGAACCAAAACAATAGCTGGTTTTAATCATGATACACCGCGAATTTAAATGGGATAACACCGAATGGCTTGAGGCCAAGTATGGCCATCAATGCTTTTATGGCCCAGACGCAGGTCATTCAGACGGCGATTTAGACGGTGCTGGTGGAGGTACTGCCGGGCCATCTACAGGGGGAGGCGGATACGGCCCAGACGACGGTCATTCCGATGCTGATTTACCGGGCAATACCGGCGGGAATACAGACGGATCGCACGGGCCGGGCGGCAACCCCGACGGCAATGTAGGCGATGGCGGTGCAGCAGCAGCGTGCGAAGCGCGAGGCGGTGTTTGGGATTCTTCCAGCCTCACCTGCTCCATGCCAGATAATGGTGAGGATAAGCCACCACCAAACAATGGTGGCGGTGGCGACGAAGGAGGCCACGAAGAACCGGAAAACGAAGCCGATAAGAATTTCGCTGAACTGCTCCGCAAACAGTGGGAAGACTATAAGAAACGTTGGGGCCCTATTGAGGAGGAAATGAATGACCTCCTTACCGACGATGATTTCGGTGAAGATGTAGTCAGAAAAGCAAGGCGTGCCGGTCTTGCAATGGATAACAAAGCCCAAGCCGAACGCCAAATGGATCGTTATGGCGTGGACATTCAAGGCAGACAAGCCGAATCACTTAATCGTGGCTATCAAAGAGACAAGAAAGCTCTTGGCGTCGGTCTTGCCAACAAAACCCGCGCGGGCATGGTGGACCTTAAAGACGCCCTGCAAAAAGACATGATTGGCATAGGCCACGGGATTGGCGCATCAGCAACTGCAGGACTGGGGCAGGCTGCACAAATGGAAACTAACCGTGCTGCTGCCATTGCCCAGATGAAACAAGCGCAGAGCTTCTTTAACCAATCACAAGCGCTGCAACAACAGCAATACCAGATGCAATACCAATATGCTCAAAAAAGCCAAAAGTCTGGAATATTCGGGCTAATAGGCACCGCAGTCGGCGGCATGTTTGGCCCTGTTGGGGCAATGGTAGGCGGTGGCCTTGGCTCATTGTTGGGATAACTAGATATGGCAACTTACCGACCAGCAGACTTCTCCGGTTTAATTAGCGACTGGAACAGCGCGTATCGCACCTCGTTGATAGCGACTGAGAGTCGCCGTAACTGGGAAATGCAAGACGCCGAAAGAGCCGTTAAAGGCTTGAACACGTTTGAAACCATCTATCGCGATGAGATGGATAGGTACAAGCGAGATAACAACATTTCAGGAGATCTGACTCCCGATCAGCAGGATTCATTTGACGACTGGTTTAACGTCAAAAACCCCGCATTGGTAGAAGGACTTAAAAAAGATTTCGGTAAGTATTCCGGCCCTGCCTGGGCAGAGAGCGGGATGACTGACCCTAACGAGCCGATTCAGATCATAAAAAGTGCGCTGAATAAAGGCAAATACATGCTGCTTGGGAAAGACAAAGACGGGAAAACCGTGCCTAAAACGGAATGGGGCTCAAACAACCCTGATGATCCTGTCTTACAACTTTCTGCGTTAGAACTTGCCCGTAACGCCCGTTACAACATTGCTACAAAGTACGGACTTAACCCGTTCAGCGACATGCAGATCGCGTCGCGCAGTGTAGGGCAACGTATCGATGGAGATACTGGCGCTGCGGCAAATAACGCTGCACAAGCCAATTCTGCAACAAGCACACTGTCAGGCGCGGTCAGTACAACATCTGAAAACAATAATGGATTAGCAGTCAATGCGGATGCAGCGGGTGAGTTCAGTGACAGCTCACAATCCGGCGGTGAGACGGTTATTAATCCACCCGCTGTAACCGCGCCAAATACTCCACCGCCTGGGCTGGGAGAGCAACTTGCCAGTTCTCAATGGAGTCCTGCTGCTGGTCCAAACAGGGGGCAACAAAACCCACAGCCAGGTCAACAAGCAACCTCAACTAACGGTCAAATGACTCCCGAAGGCCAGGTCGTCATCGATGACGGCACAGGCACGGGTAATGTTGTGCCGGATCAGGCACAACCGTTAGGCGGCCAATTAGGCCCGATGGGTAATCAGTTCCGACCTACTGTTGTGCCTGATGCAGTACAAGAGCGCTATAACGAGGCACAAGTCTTACCAAACTCGACAGACGGCTTCCCTTTGATGGGAAGTGCAAATGCCCAAAACTCAGATTTTCCAGGCGCAAAGCTACAGTCTGAGCCAGGAGTGCCTGGTTATACACCGTCTGGTAATAACCGCGAGATGTATGACGATCGCACCGAGGTTAGTAACCCTGCAAACAGCAGAGTAAGAAACGCTACTCCCGAAGAAACCGCAGCAAAGTGGGATGAGCGTATAGCGAAAAACAATGAGCTAGTAGAACGCAATAAAACAGCAAGTGCCCAAGCTGATGCAGCAGGCAATCAGAAAGATTACTTTAAATATGAAGAACAGCTTAGGCTAGAGCAAGAACATGGCAAGCGTTTAGCAGATGCTAAAGAACGCGGTATTTCTGATAGCGAGTTTCGGGCTGAAGAGCGGCAGCGCAAAAAGTTACAAGCAACTAATGCTGCAGACGCCAATATATCTGAAAGCGCACAAGAAGAGATTAACCAAGCGAAAGCAGACGGTAAAACCGGCAAAGACCTTGAACATGAAGCAAGCGTCGCCACAAAAGGCGATGACCCGGTAAGAACAGGGCTTCTCCAAGAGTTAACAGACGGTGTTGCTGCCGGTACAACCAACCCCGATGATGCAGGTAGACAAATCGTAGATGAAGTTGGCGCGTCCGGTGTTCAGGCTTCGATTGAAAATTTGCTAAGTGATCTGCAAGCCAGCGTTCTTGCACCGCTGCAATCAGAGTCTGCTCAAGATCTTCTGGAAAATGCAGGTAATGCTAACGACTTCTTTGTTAGGGGCCAGACAGATCAGTATACCGGCACTAAGCCTCATCCAGGCACAATGGCAGAACGTATGACGTTCATGGCAATGGCCACACAGGCTGGCTTTATGCCGGCAGGTGAAGCAGGGCTATTGCTGCAACGCCAGTTTATACAAACAGGACGTACTCCTAAAGAACTGGAACAGTATTGGGTATCAAAAGTTCAAGCGTCAAATGCTGTCAAAAATATGGTAGCAGCAGCAACTGACGCGCAAGAAACGATGTTGGAGGGCCGTAAAACTACAAGCCAGTTGATTAAAGACCGAAGTACGTTACTGAAGGATCAACTAGACCGCGAAGAACAGGAAATAAAGATTGAGCAAGATCGGTTTAATCTTAAAAAAGCTCAAGAAGAGTATGAGTATGAGCAATCACAAAGAGGACCGCTGTCAGTAGAAAAAGCTGATAAGGAAATGGGTCTTGCTGTAGATGAATCTACTGGTCGAATAATTGATGATCTTTTAACACAGCGTGGTGGAGGGCTATTTGCGGGAGAAGACCCTGAAACCCTAAAAAGAAAAATCTCAAACGATGCAAAGAGCTATATAAAAAATCAGAAAAACGACCTCATCATGAGTGCGCTTAACCAGCTTAAATATCGCGATCCAGCAGCCCACCAAGAGTTTATGGACGAGTGGAATGCCAAGGGTAAAAACCTTTCGGACATGAACAACAAAACGCTGGCCGATTTATACACTCGCGCTGGTTTGAATCTTGATGCGGTAGTTGTTGGAGTAGCAGCCATTGAGCAACTCCAGAAAAAAGGGTATGAGAATTCGAGAAGTATGGCTTCTAGGGCTTATCGATTTTTAACTGGGGACCAGCCGGAATACCTAAGACTCGAAGATTACGCTACTGTCTTTTACGCCGCCAACACATTCGGGGAAGACGTACCTGATTTAGGGTGGAGTGCTTTTAAAGACCCATTATCTAAAGCCACTTTTGGGTTAATAAAAAGTGAAACAGATGAATATTGGGCAACACTCTCAAGAGTTGCTGATGCTGCCAATATGCCTAGAGGACAACTGGAATCTTACCTTATGGGTCTGGGTCAAATTGGCTACAACAGAGCAGTAACCAAAAGTAACAATCGGAAGGCTACTGCAGAAGCACAAGGAATAGCAAGTGCAGAACGGGCAGTGCAGGATTGGGAATAGTTACCGATGACCGATGATCTTTTCGGAGACGCATCGCTTCCTGCGACGACCGGAACTGCTGAAACTGAACTAAGTTCACAGTTCGATTCGATATTTGATATTGCCCACAGGCAAGATGAGGCTACTGCTTATCTAAGCGGTGGCTCTATCAGTCGTTCTCAGCCGTCTAATCAAAGCAAATACGGCGAGGATGAAGACTTTAAGCGCGGCGTTTCTTCCGCAACTTCCTCTGCAATAGGTGCTTTTAAAGCCCTTCGCGCTGCTTATAACGAATATGTTGGCGATCCGTATGAGGCCGACAGGCTAATAGAAAGTGCGACTATTAACTTTCACGAGGCCCAACGTGATGCACCCCGCATTACCGATATCGCGGATATTGAAGACGGTGGCGATTTTGTAGATTGGGTACAGGGGGCAATGGGTCAGCTTGCTTATATAGCAATGGCTGAAGGCGCCAGTCTGGCCGGCGGCGCTGGAACACAACTCTTGAGAAGGGGCGTAATTAACCCGATTCTCAAGCGTGTTAAGAAAGATATTAAATCAAAAGCCATTGCAAAAGACCTGGGCCTGCCGGAAGAAGTATTAAATGATCCAAAAGTACAGAAGCAGGTATCACGCTTAATTGCAAAACAAGCGCATCAGCAGTCAGCCAAATTTGTCCCTGCCGGCAAAATGGCTGCTGTTACTGGTTTCTTTACAGGTCTGGAATCAGGAGCAAACGCTTTTGATATCTACATTGAAAAAGGCCAGTTGGACGGAGAGACACTAGGTACTGCATTAAAGTACGGCATACCTGCCGGTGCGTTGAACCTGCCTGGCTACTACATTGCCAGAGGTATGGTGACAGCCCCAAAAGGGTTAAAAGGCAGACCTTCATCGCTCCCCGGTCGTGTAGGCGATATCCTTAAAAAAGCGGGAATAGGCGCTTCAGCGGAAGTCCCGCAAGAAATGGTGCAGGAAGCACTTAATATCCTTGCGGTAAAAGACGCAACCAACGACCCGTCACCTTTCTCTAAAGAAGACTACCATCGTCTCTTAAACGCGGGTGCCACTGCACTTGTCGCTTCTAGTGTTCTTGCTGGCGGTGTTGCTACTGGACGCAACCTTGGTGAGTACCGTAGCGAGAAAAAAGCAGAGAAAAGGCTTAAAAAAGCACAGGGCAATGTTGAAACCCTGGAAGGGCAGATGGGAGAGATGTTGGGGGAAAACCCAAATCTCTCACCTGAAGCATCCGATACTATTTTTGTTGACGAAGAAGGTCAGGCAACTGCCCCTGAGCCAGAACCCGGCATCGATGAGCAGGGCGATGCAACCTTTGGTGTAGAAGACTATGAAGGCGCAGGTGAAGGAACGGCTACGAAAGCCGGCATGGCACCGTTATATAACACGCCTGCCCAAGAGCAAGCACCTCCTGCACCTACTGAAGATGCCACGTTTGAGACGCCAGAATCAAACCCTGAAGTAAAAGCGCTTCCGGCTCCTGAAGCACAAGTCTTTGAGATGAACGTCGAGTTCCCGCTCGACAGAGAAGGCAATACAGTTGTTCGAGATGAAGACGGCAAGACCTGGGAGCTGAAAGGTCAAACAGCACGCGCATATAAGAAACTGCGCGAGATGACACCTAAATTTGCCCAAAACATTCTTTCTACGCGTCAAGCCATAAGCAATGCTGTTAACATTGTCAACAACACAGGCATTGTTAGCGCAACTGATATTGAGCGTATTCGCAATATTGCTAAAAACCCTGATGCGTTTAGTAAGGAACAAGTGCAATGGGCTAAGAAGAACATAGCCCAGTACAAAAAAGGCGGAATGGGAGACATCTACCGTCAGGGCATCAGAGACGAAGCTGCAAAAATTGTCGAAAGCGTTGACAGAAAACGAAGTGTTGGCAAGGAAGTTTCTTTAGAAGAAGCAGCGACCTACCAAGAAGCTAAAGACTTCATTGACAACGATACGGCAATGGAATCTGAAGTTGTCCGTACGATGGCGGATGATGTTACGCCATTAAAAGCGCGCGCGGTTGATACCTTTGAAGATGATGTTACGGTAAACGATGAAGAAATACCGACTCACATTATTGGTCTAAACCCAGCATCTGGTAATCAAGCCAACAAAGTACCAGTTACGGATTGGAACCAACCTTATCGATCTACTACTGGCGACAGAGGTTTGGCACGGGCCAAAGCACAGTTACAGAAACTGACCAACCCTTCGTTTAGCGGATATAACGAACCCGCTGCAGCGCGTTTTCGTGAAGCCTATCCGCCGGAAAGCACGGTCTTTGAAGTGCGGGCGGTTGATGTCAATCGAAACTTGTTGCCCCGTGAGACAAGTTCACGAAATAAAAAAGTTTCTGGACATGTTGTTACTGCAACTCCTACAACCAACACTCCTGGGTTATCAGCACCCGTTGACTCACTAAGCCCACAGGCTATCTCCATGCTGCAACAAGCGGCGGATTATGGCCAGCAATACGTAGGGAAACCTAATCAATATAAAGAGGCTTTAAAAAGCACGCTAGTTTTCGTTACCGAACAAAAAGCTTTCCACGGGAAACCCGATGGCGGGTTATATAACACCGCTGCCAGCGCACAGCGGTATGGTCTTGCCAGGATCAAAAAGGATCTTGAGTCCAAAGGCAAAACATTTAAAGAGTCGGACTACCGCCTTGTTGAAAAAACAGATGAGAACGGCAATACCGGTTTTCATTTTGAGTCTACCAAGAAAGTAAAACGAGCCGTCTATCTGCCGTCTTTGATGTGGGCCGGTAAAGCCATTATCCAATCCCAGCACAATGCTGACTTTGAGATCGGCGCTAACGGCAAAGGCGCGCTGGATGCGTTAAGCGTCGGGCTGCAAGCGTTTGAGCAGTACCAGGCAATGCAAGGCATCAAACTTGATGCAACGAACCGACTGGCTCCGTTACTTAAACAAGACCCGCCGAAAAAAGGTGAGAAGGATACTGGCCCGAAAATCAAGATTAACGATAAGAAGTTCTTATTCGCTGATCTTGTCAAGGCTGCAACCGCACCTCCCCGTGAGGTTACACCTACCATTGTTAAATACTCTGACGAGCGGATTGAAGACGTTAATGAAGACCGCCAGTGGGAGCAGGACAAAGCACAGTGGGCGGGAGAGCATCAATATGACGACCCCTCTGCTCCTTATGTAGAAAGGATTATCAAAGATCATGTCCTGCCAGGACTTCAGAACATGTTGGGCTGGTCCGGCGAAACCTGGTCGGGAGCCAAAGGCAAAGAACTCCCTGAAGTCTGGAACAGATCACAAGAGTTCACACGGGCAATTGTCAACACTTCGGTTAAAGCAGCTTTTGACCCAATGGTGTCTGTTCTGTTTGGACGACCTTCTCCTGGCCTGCTGTCTGATCCCCAGGTATCGCGCGATCGTTTAAATGAACGTGATCTGCAGACAACTAAGGCCAATGAAAACTGGCAGGCAAAAGTCCACGATCATCTAAAAGAACGCGTACCGGCACTTGTACGTGACCACATGCTTGTTTGGGCAGATGAATCCGATACTAACAAGATCATCAAGCTCAAAGACGCAGATGTTCTTGAGCATTTTTTAAACCAGCCGGGGAACGACTCTGGTCAGATTGTCGGATTTATTACCGAAGCGCTTGAAGAGCTGTCAGGCGATATTGAAAGCAATATTGTCAATAATGAGAAGAAGGTCAAAGGTAAGAAACTTATCGCGCCGGCCGGAATTATCCCAACTTTAATAGACCATAAGACCAACGGCGATCCAGTTTACACGTACCCGAAAAGCCTTAACCATTCAATTGCGAAGATTGAAGGCATTACGGCTGGGGTGCGTGCTTATGCTGCAGACCTGGCAGACAAAAAGATTATCCCCCAGGAAATTGCATTTCAGTCGCTCATCTCAAAGGATCAGTTAGCTGCAGAAACCAATCAGCAGATCGACCCTAATGAACGAGAAGCTGGCGATAGTTTAATTTACGGCCGTGAAACATTTGGAGCCGACAATGCTTCGCCTGGCAGGCAGAATTTCGGTGAAGCCTCTTCCCTGCAGATGCGGGACTTGGCTCAGGAGCGCGCTAAAGAACCAACAGAGCGACAGACTAACGATACCTATAAGCTACAACGGGCTATTAACTCAGTTAGAGACGCTGAAGAAAAGCGGTCAGAAAACAGAGAACCGCTCCCGCCAATTGAACGAGATGCGACGGTTGAGTATGCCGGACCAAACCCAGACCTCAACCAAGAGCCGTCCACCCCTGTCACTGCTCGTGGTCGCCGGGATCAACTACTTAACCCAAGACCAAGAACAGCTCGAACTGGCTCAACTGCCGCAAGTACCCCAGGAGCTACCTATGATGCAGCGGGCAACCTAATATCAGGGAAGAAGGGAACCGGCCCCAGTATCGAGTTACCGGCGCGACCAAGAGCGGGGGCAGCAGATCTTCCGCCTGCTACGGAACAAAGGAGGACAAGACCAGAAGTAGAGCCAGCTCCTGCTCCGACGTATGGGGTCGATCAGGCTGCAGAAGACCTTTGGGCTTATCAAGTAGAAGGTAAACCCGACGTAGAGCACGCTCCTGCTGATGTGCCGTTTAAGTATGACCCTCAGTATGTTCGACATACCAGTGCCGACGGTAGAGTAAGTTCTTATGGGTCAGAAGAATTTACCCGATCAAAGATTACTGCTCAGTTACACAATTTAGGTGTTTGGGCGCAAGAAACTTTTAATTTCAACAGCCAGTCGAACTTTGACGACCAACTGCTTTTTGTAGATGAGACAGGACTAGACAGCCTGATAGCTCAGAACCCTGCACATGCAGAGCAGCTGGGTAAATTAAAAAAGCCGTTCAAATCTACTACGCCTTTCCGCACGATGTATGGCGCAGGAACACCACTTGTGGTGATGATAAACCGTGACTTCCGGTATTTAGGTAACGATGGAAATACGTATCGTTATACAGAAATTAAGTCACCTGAACTTTTTGCCGATGTCATAACCGCCTTTGGTCATGAGTTAGGACATGCGGTGTTTCTTAACTGGCGTGACGCCATGCCGGCTGCGCTTACGCAGCGTCTGACCAAAGAATACAACGAGGCTGTGCCTCAAGATAAACGAGGGACGTACACCCAAGACGAATGGGTGGCTGATCAGTTCGGGCTTTATGTCAGGAGCGTTGCTGAAAATGACGGCAAAACTGAGCACGCACCAGCCCATTGGAAAAAACTCTTTGCTTCTATAAAGAAACTCTACGACCAAGTAGGCCGTTTATTGAAGCAGGTGCTGGGCCGTACGGGCGGAGTCTCAAAGCCGTATCACGATTTTCTGCAGGAGATCGCAAACGAGGCGGGGATCAAAGCACGGGCGCGTCAGTGGTACCGCCAGCAGGTATTGAGCGGTGTCGCACCAGAAGACGCCATCCTTGTCGCCAAAGCCCACATGGAGAAAGCCTTTGTCAAAGCGGGGCTCAAAAACCCGAAAGTGGCATTCAGAGATATGCCACGCCAGCGGCGCGTACCGGTTGAAGAAAGCGCCAAAGAACAAGTTGAATCTACCGCCCGGCAAGCCAAGAAGGACCCAACGCAGTCCAATGACGCGGGTGAAGTTATTGAAACCGCCCAAAAGGCTTCGTTCTTCGGAAAAGAAGAACAGAACGATGCCCGAAGACAAGCTGAGTCTTGGGTGGATGAGTTATTCAGAGATAACCCGAAAGCCGTAAACACTATCAATAGATGGGGCCAGCGGGCCGAAACCGTTTTGAGTTCGGTCAGGAGCCGTGCTGCTGCACTGCCTGGGGGAGAAGAGATAGTTAGCCTTATCCGACAAAGACCCGGCGATAAAGCCACTGGTCGTGGTACCAGTGAAGCGGCAGAGCGCCACTACTACAACAAGTGGTACGGCCGCGTTAAACCCTTACGCAAACGCAAAGGTGAATCGCGACGCGAACACGCAGAAAGGATGAGAGCACTGCGTGATGAGATTGCTAGTGGCAATGTAGAAACTGCCGACGCTAAAGAAGTGCAGGCAGGGTTGCGGGACTTCGCCCGTTGGATGGCCACTAAGCAGGAAGCCGCAAGAGAGGCTTCTTTAAATAAAGACAAAAGGGCCGGCAAAACTACGCGGGCGCCAGAAGACGATCCAACAGTTCTTCGCATTCTCGAAGGCTGGAACATGCCTCACAACTATGCGGTTGAGCAGTTAATCACCCAGCCGGGGAAAGAGCGGTTCTTTGAACTTCTGGATAAGTACGAAAAGCCCCAGTTCTTCAGGGATAACAAAAATGCCTCTGAAGCTGACTGGACTGCGTTCCGTGAGTATGTCTTAAAGAAGATCGTCAACTCTGAAGGACTGCTTGCTAATGACTACGCAGATAACCTGCGGTTCAACAACTCCCGCGCAAGGGTGTTACGAAACATCCCCACGTGGGAACTGCTGGGCCGTAACGGCGAACCGACGTTAATTGACAATCAGTTCGACCACGCGATTCGCAACTACCTGCATGACGGCGCCCGTCAAGTTGCCTGGGAAGAACGATTTGGCGGGTACGAGCAGAACGACACGACCGGCCAGTGGCAGTGGAACGCCAACCGAACAATAAAGGACTGGCACGAAAGTCTTAAAACTTTTGACCGCGCAAATGGAACAGACATGTCCTCCGAGGCGCGTGATCTGATCGACGTTCTGCAAGGCCGGTCCAACCGTCGGCTTTCTGCAAAGGGCCGGATGTACACCAACGTGGCAACAGCGATCATGAATATGCTGGTGTTGCCAATGTCCGTATTTGCTTCCTTCCCTGATTTGGCAGGTATTGCGATGCGTGCTGACGGGCAGTACCGGGATCTTTTAAGGAATATCGCATCAAGCGCACGCGCTGCTTGGGGGTCAGATCCTGAAGGTCTTAGAGAAATGGCGGAGTCATTAGGCATCGCCAGTGAGCACGTTATACAACACGCCTTCCTCGATGAGGGCAATGCTGCTTTTGATAACTACTCCGGCGGTAAATACCAGAAGGTAATGCAGGCACAGGAAGGCTTCTTCAAGCTGATTCAACTCGAAGCCTGGACTAACTTCACCCGTATCCTGGCAATGCAGACGGGACGTAATTTCTTAGATAACGCTTACGCAGACTTGCAGATGGAGAAAGCCCACCCCGGTGTATTTACCGAACAGGCTGCAGCAGCAAATGAAGCGTTTACTGAACTGGGAGTGACCCCCGAAGAATGGAACGCCATCAGCCAACTCAGGAACTCCAAAGCGCCTGCTTCTGAATTCTCTGGATACATGGAAGAACTGGAAGCGCAGGTGATGAATAAGTTTGTAGACGAAGCCATCATGCGTCCGTCTGCTGCAATCAAACCTTCATGGCATTCTGACCCACGCTGGGCCACGGTAGCGCATCTGAAGTCTTACTTTTGGTACATGTCTGAGACGTATTGGCCCCGCGTGTTTAAACAATTTGGTTTGGAAAAAACCGCTGACGGTTGGGAAATGAATGTTAACGGCCCTGCTGCATCGCGGATACTCATGGCTGGCATGATGATGCTCCCTCTGGCCATGTTAGGTCTTGCCATGAGAGACATGACCTACTACGCCTTCTCCGATGCTGAACCACCTGATCGGGATTTACTTGATCTTGTTGGTCGCACCGGAGTGCTGGGTCCGTGGACGATTCCGATGGAATTTGCCGACACCGTAGACGATCGAGGTCTGTCAGGTAACACCATCTTCAGAAATGTCGGCCCACTGTACGGTTATGCGTATGGCGCATTGACCCAGCATCCGGCTACCACGTTATCTAAATCGGTACCGGGTGTCTCGTGGTTCAGGGCAGGGCGTGATGCCATCAAGCAAGGCACACCAACCTTTGACGAAACGTTGGGACGAAGCTAATGCCTAATTTTTCAGTTAAAACGTTCATGGGCCAACTGCCTCGTCTAACGCGCAGGCTGTTGCCTGCCAACAACTCGTTCCAGGCATGGAACTGCGAGATCATTGACGGGGATTTGCGTCCGACCCGCTACTCCGTTGCCGAGGGCAGCGTTTGGGACGAGAACGATCCGCCTGAAACACTGCAGGCGTATTACGATGACACCGGTACCTTCAGGGGCTGGCTGTCACTCCCGTACTGGATAAACGAGTTTATTGTCAGGCCGTTGCCTAACGATGAGTACGACCGAATTTATTATCTAAGCGAGACAGGTGAGCTGCTGGTCACAGACCACGCTTCGCTGACTTTTAACTCGCCAAACGGCAACCGGATCACGATTGACTCATTCCAGCCTGCAGGATTGCCTGCACCGGCTCCGGCACCCAGCGCGGTGGTCGCAAGTATAGGAACTAACACACCGTTGTTTGATGCTTCCTATGTCATTACTTACGTAGATAAGTACGGCGCCGAGGGGCCGGCCTCTAACGCATCCAACTTGGTGCAGGTAACTTCCAACGGCGTTGTTACCGTCACCAATAACGATCCTTCGCCTCCGGCTCATGCTGTCTCATGGCGGATTTACCGCGCAATAACCGGTTCAGAAACAACTGACTTCCTTTATGTCGGAGAGCAGTCTATTGGGAACCCCAACTGGAACGATGACTATGACGGCAAGATCCCAGGCGAGGCTTTACCCACCGAGGACTGGTTCCCGCCTGAGAACGGCCTGCAGGGGTTGTGCCATGTAGGTAACGGCGTCATTGCTGCGTTTAAAGAAAACACAGTGTACTTCTGTGAACAGTACCTGCCTAACGCATGGCCACCGGCATACCGGGTAGCGGTTGGCGCTGACATTGTAAACATCTGTGCTGTGGCCAACTCTGTTATTGCGTTAACTAACAGCACGCCTTATGTGGTTTCAGGAGCGCTTCCACAGAACCCACAGTCCCAGAAGATCCCAACAGAAGAAGCCTGTGTTTCAAAGAAGTCGGTAGTTACAAAAGGCTCTACTGCAATCTACGCGTCGCCCAACGGGGTGACGGCAGTCGGGCTGGGCAGTTTTACTTTAATGACAGAACAATCCCTGACACGGCAACAGTGGGAGGATCACGATCCGCCGACTATCAGGATGTTCCCGTTCCGTGAATCGATCCTTGTGTCTTACGGTGACATTACCGACCCAACTGTGTACGACTATTCAAACGCCAGTTACCCCAACGCCGGCATCATGATTCTTGATCCCGGTGCAGAAGGGTATCTGACGTACCACGAAGTCGGGTCGGATTACGGTGTTTCACGCCCGCACGATGAAACTTTCTTTTGGGCGTTAAAGAACGACGGCAATGGCGACTGGGAACTCTACGAGTTCAACCCCACTGAAGCACGGGGCGGGGTTAACGGGGAATTCACCTGGCGCTCAAAAATCTTTCAGGCACCGCGACCGATTGCCATTAACTCTGCGCAGGTGGACGCACAAGCCTACCCGGTCTTCATGAGAGTCTGGGCGGATTCAGCCGTGCATTGGGCTGGTTATGTAACAAACGACCGTGCGTTCAAGCTGCCTCCCGGTAAACACAAGTTTTGGGAATTTGATCTTACAGGAACAGGCACGGTCTATGACGTTGCCATTGCAACCAGCGTCAGAGATTTAGCGGATCAGGTCTGATGGCAGTAACAAGAGTCTCAAAGCAGCGAAGGCTGATTGGTGACTTTCAGTTTACCGACAACCAGTTGCAGCGCGTGCTGGGCGAAATACGTGATGCCGTTAAGCATCTGCAAGGGCTGGTTGGCGAAACCAATCAGGTTATTACGCTTGAAAATATACAAGACTTAATTAACAACATTAACCTCGGCGGTGGGGGCATTTCAGAAGCGCCAATAGATGGAATTCTATATGGACGCAAAGACGCAAACTGGGAGTCAGTATTAGATGAAGTAGAGGCTTTAGATACCAACATAGATGGTGGTGCAGCCGCGTCTGTTTATCTAACTGAACAGGTTGTAGATGGGGGTTCTGTCAATGGCGGATAGGATTCAAATTAGACGCGATACCGCTGCTAATTGGACAAACATAGACCCTACTCTTGCTCAAGGCGAATTTGCTGTTGAGACAGACACTAACCAGTTCAAGATTGGTGACGGAGTTACTGAGTGGAGCTTACTTCCTTATGTAACAGAAGGCGTTCAAGGCCCTCAAGGTCCTCAAGGCCCTCAAGGACCCCAAGGTGAGCAAGGCGTTCAAGGACCCCAAGGTGAGCAGGGCATTCAGGGTGAGCAAGGGCAACAAGGTATTCAAGGACCAGCCGGTGCTGGTATTACCTTTAAAGGACAAGTAGCGTCAGCGCCTTCTGGTCCAGGTGATGTTACAACAATAGGTAACGGCACATTTAGTCCAGAGCAAGGCGACGCTGTTATCGATGTAACCGATGACTCGCTTTGGATTTTTGATGGTAGTGACTGGGTAGATGGAGGTTCGATACAAGGACCCCAAGGTATTCAAGGCGAACAAGGTATTCAAGGTGAGCAAGGAATACAAGGTCAACAAGGGATACAAGGTGTCCCAGGCGAAAAAGGCGATACCGGAGATACCGGACCGCAAGGACCGCAAGGACCGCAGGGACCGCAGGGACCTGTTGGTGATAAAGGCGATACCGGAGATACCGGTCCAGAGGGACCGCAAGGACCGCAGGGACCAGCAGGACAAGATGCGCCTACGTTAATTAATCCTGTTTTTACTTACACCAACGAGCTTCTTGTTCGTGTTGATTACAACGCAGATAAGTACAAAATTTTGACGTACAACCTTGAAGAAGAATTAACAGATTTAGTGCTACACGAGCAGAACGGCACGGTGATTACCTCCAAGGAATTTAATTACAACCCTGACGGCACGTTGGCATCCGTAGTGGAGTCTTAATATGGCGACGATAACGTCTAACAGTAACAGAATAACAGTCTCCGGTACGTACAAGGAATTTGTAGGCGGGGCGGGTAGCACTTCAACGACCATCCAAAAGAACACAGGGGATGACCCCACCGGTAGTGCTGGCCGTTTCCTGCTATGGAAGAACACCGCCAACACAAACAACTGGCAGATTCGCTTCATTGAATCTGCCACAAGCACTTCGGTCACTGTTGGTGATGGTGGCTTCAACGGGACACCGCCGAACGGCGCGAACCTGGTCATTTCCACCAACCTTGATGACTTGAACGATGCGCTTGCTGATAGCGTCATGCGAAAGGATGGACGCAGCTATCAAATGATTGGCCGCGACTTTGGGCTATCAAGCGGCGCGTTTCTCGCTGACACGGGCAAGACCCTAAGCGCAACGGGAACCAGCACGGGCAACTTTGCCGGGACGTACCCCATTTCAACGAACTGCGCAATGCAGTGGGGGCGCCTTATTGGTGGTGAGGCTAATGATTCGGTCGAGACTATTGGCGGCTGCCAGTTAAATTTGGAAGTTATAAACAACAACAGCCTGATGTTCACGACAGACGGCGAAGCCTATTCAGACGGCCCCGTCTTTAACTTCTATGGCTCTCACGTAGCATCTAAAACATCGACGGCCATGTTTGTTAGGGCTTCAGGCCCGATGCGCATGATTGGCTGTGTTATGGATGGCCCGATGGGTGGTCGGCTTTATTCGTCGGCATCTGAGTTGGTTGATACCCGGTTTTCGGGTAACGTGTCTGGTGGCGTGGCCTGGTCACTGGGTGGGTCATTCACGCGGCCTATCGACAACGCATTCTTTTTTCAAAACAATACGTCGGTAAAGGCTTTTCAGGGCTGGACAGGCACATTCAGCAACACCACGTTTGCTGACTCTAACCAGAAGATCCTCGACAACGGCAGCGCCACTGGCGACCTGCTGTTCAAGTTCATTGACTGCACCACCTTTGATGACAGTAAGTTTTCATCCAACAGAGGCAATTACGAGCAGTTCAAGTCGATTAATTACACCGTTGCTGATTCCGCCGGCGTTGGCCTCAGTGGCGTCAACGTGGCAGTTTACGACAACACAGGACTCGTACAGGATGGCGTCCAGACAAGCGCAAGCGGAATAGTATCTCCAATCAACGCTAGGTTCTACCGCAGAAACCACCTAAGCAGTGGCGTACTCAAGTTTCCTTTTGATATTCGAGTCCGTAAGTACGGTTTGAAGTACGTTGAAATCTCTAGTGAGGTATCAGAGCCTATCAAGCAGGAGCTTCGTTTGCCGATTGACGAAGGACTTACGTATACGGAAGCACAGGTAGCTGCCTTTACTGGTATCTCAATTGATTTTGTCACAAAAACTGTAACCATCACAGAAGACGCTGATACTAGCAAACTCTACGACTACTACCTGTACCAACTTGCGCAGTCATCTAACATGCAGTACGCAAATGAATGGACTCGTTCAGGAGATCTGCTCGTCATTGCTGACTGGGACATGGTAGTAGATGGAGCAATCTACACTGGCGATCTATTAACTACGGGTACGATTACTCTGCTGAACGGCGGCATTATTCTGGGAACGTACACAGACCAAAACGGCACGATATATCCGCCTTTGGAAATTAACATCGGCAACATATCGCCTGGGTCAAGGATTCAGTTATATAACGAAACCACAGGCACCGAAACTGTTAATGAAATCGTAGCAGGGTCTGATTACACAGAACTCTATGATGGTAATGCGTACAACCCTGGTGATGTGATTCGTGTTCGCCTTGTTAAATTAGGTAAAGAAGAGTTTGAAGCAAAAGTTGTTGTGACTTCAACAGGCTTTGGCGGATTAGCCTCGCAAGTTGATGACGCTGTATATATCAGCATCGGTATAGATGGCTCAACAGTTACCAAGTTTGTTTCTGATTACGTTGACAACGATATAGTTTTAACACTGTTAACAGATTGGGAACAAGCAGAACTCTATGCGTGGTGGTGCTACAACTTAACTACAGAAGAAGGAGTACGCTCATTCTTTGGCGGCATGACTGCACAAAACGAGGCCAACTTTGTAATTAACACAGCGAATCTAGATCTGTATTTAGATAACGCAACCAGCGCCAGTTTTAAGCAGACAGACAACCGACGTTTTTATAGAGACTCAGGAGACGGTTATCCCGTCAAAGTACCCACGACTAGCGGGTATGGGTTAGACGTTGTGTGGCGCAACACAATCTTAATTGCAGAAGTTGGCTCAGGACTAACAACAGAACAAGCTGCGCAACTTAAAAAAGCAGCAACTAACTCTGGTCTGATACCAGCGTTACTTTAGAGAAGCAGCATGGCTTTAATTCAAATTAGACGCGACACCGCTCTAAACTGGACTAGCGTAAACCCCGTACTTGCGCAAGGCGAGTTTGCTGTAGAGATAGATACTAACCAATTTAAAATTGGTGATGGTATTCAACAGTGGGCTGCTTTGCCTTATGTAACTCAGGGACCGGATGGAGCTGTAGGTCCCGAGGGGCCCCAAGGCCCGCAGGGTCCGCAGGGTCCGCAGGGCGACCCGTTTGAATACGAAGACTTTACCCCGGAGCAACTTGAAAGCTTAACTGGACCCGAAGGACCCGAAGGACCCGAAGGACCCGAAGGTCCTCAAGGACCCCAAGGCGAACCCGGAGGTATTGGAGAGCAAGGCCCGATAGGTGAACAGGGGCCGATAGGAGAACAAGGCCCTGTCGGAGAGCAAGGCCCGGTAGGCGATAAAGGCCCTACTGGCGATCCTGGTGCCGACGGCCTACCTGGTGCCGACGGCCTACCTGGTGCCGACGGCCTACCTGGTGCCGAGGGTGACAAAGGCCCTGTCGGAGATCAGGGACCTGTTGGGGATCAAGGACCTATCGGAAATCAGGGGCCTGTTGGGAATCAAGGCCCGGTAGGTGAACAGGGACCAGTAGGCGACAAAGGCCCTGACGGAGATCAGGGCTTAGTAGGTAATCAAGGCCCAGTAGGTGAACAGGGACCTATCGGAGATCAGGGACCGGTAGGCGACAAAGGGCCTGACGGCGATAAAGGGCCTGACGGTGATAAAGGACTAACAGGCGACAAAGGGCCTGACGGCGACCAAGGTCTTCAAGGCTTAGAGGGCGACAAAGGGCCTGACGGTGATCAAGGTTTAGTAGGCGAACAGGGGCCAGTAGGCGAACAGGGACCGATAGGTGATCAGGGACCCGACGGTGGCGAAGGTCCAACCGCAGTGTCTACCGACCCAGGTAACACAGCAACTATAGGCACCGACAATTTAATTTACGTGCCTTCAAGCGGCGGCGGCTCTGACGAAAACGCGCTGGCATTTGCCAAAGGCGCAGGTCTAGCCGTAGAGCAGGGCTTACTGGCAGCAGATGGACAGCCTGCCCTGACAGTATTAGCTGTAGGCGCTACAAACACAGGTAAAGTGCAAGGCTGTAGTTTAGGTGACGGTAACGTGGTTGAGGTCTACGCCACTGGTGCTGACTTTAATAACGCTAATGTTCTTTATCGTGAGTTTATGGGGGCAGGTGAGCCAATTTGTTTTACAGGCTTGAGTGCCGGTGCAATCATTACCTCAACTCAGGGCTTTTACGGATGTGGTGAACAGGTTCAAGGCAATAACGAAAGCCCAATGCCGCTGCTGTCTCTGGGTTTAGCGTTCACGGGTACGTTTTTGTATGCGTTCCGTAACTCTAATAACTACCCTGGTGAGGGCACTAGCACAGGACAGGTCATTGTGGTCAACGGTCCCTTGCCTTCGACTGTAACGTTTACTAAAAATGGCAGTCAGGTAAGAGATCAAGTGCCTCGCGATCTTGAGCCTTTTGAACTGACATACTTCTACACGGATCAAAGCACGGAATATTTCTTATCAAGTACATCGCCAATTATGGCGTGTGTGCAAGCCTTTATGGGCACTAACCCGCCATTAGTTGCAGGAGATCCCGCCGACAGTGCTCAACGTTTCTACGACGCACGACTTGTTATGCCGCTGACCAACGACGGCATGACATGGCCGCGCTCTGGATTCGTGAGTGCGCCATACGACAACACCACCTCCAAGTATTATGTGCGTGACGGAGCTACTGGGGACTTCCCTCCTGTTAGCCCCGGCGCTCCCCAAGACTTTGACGCCGGAAGCGGCACAGGCGCGAACGACAGTGACTACGAACCTAACGGATGCACAAGGCTGCGGGTCAACGGACTTGCGGTAGCGTACTCCGGTGCTGACTCAGCGGGACTAGAGGCATCGCCTATGATCCCTGTAGCAGCACTGTCTCAGGTAGTGGCACAGCCGTTCTTTATTGGCGACACTGGAGATGGTGGTAACTCAGGCGTGGCTATCGGCTCTCCGTACGAGGGGACAGCCAAGTATTACGCTTGGAACGACACTACGGGCGTAGCAGAACTGGCGTACACCGTACCGCTGACCCGTGGCTCCAACGGAGTTGGGATCACACCTCAGACCCCAGAGGAGCAGTATTTCCCGTGCTCGGGCCTGATCGCCAACGAGCCTACTCTCGTTGACCCCAGCGTAGTGCAGTTGGAAGGGGACTTAGCCGCCGGATACATCGTGGCAGACGTACCGATCACGGTTGTCTCACAAAATGCTACACCAACTCTTGTACCTAGCATTAGGTCGCAAAACGGCACGACTACGACTGGAATCATCAGTGACGATGACGAAACGCTACAACTTGGCTGGACGCCAGCACAAAAGAAGGCAGAGATCACTGAAGATGTTGATGGGTATACCCGGAAACGAGTGCTTGATAACACAGGCTCAATAACGTGGCCTTTAACTTAACACAAGGAGTCCAACATGGCCCGTCTTACAATCAAAGGTGATATTTTATTTGGGGAGAACCGCAACATCTGGTCGGGATCAGGAGTTACTGACCCCATCGACATTGGTAAATGTAGCAACTGGTGCGTGCAGTTCGGCATCGAGGACCCAGGACAAGGCGGAACTTCAACAGTACAGGCTGAAGTTAGCGCAGGAGATGATGCGGTTTGGGTGCCTTTAGGAGAAACCTACCCGATAGAAGACGGGACGATGCTTATGGATAAGCAGGTACCTTACAGGTTTGTCCGGTTTAATATCCAAGGTGTTCCACAAATGAAACTAACGGGCACCTTAACTATGGCTCTGTCATAAGCGATAAGTTTCTTGCAATAACCTTGTGTTTATTAGATAATAAGCAATGCTAATAGGGAAATCCTGAACATGGCAAAAATACACAATATCGGAAAGCCGGGTATATCTAACCCTGACGGTGGCGGCGGTAATGGCGGAGATGTCGATCTCGCTTCTTATGCAACGATTGCCTACTCTGATGCAGAAGACGTTAAGGTAAAACAGTACGTCGATCAGTTGGGTAAAGTAGGTAAGGAATACGTTGACGCCCAAATCGAGGCTATTGAACTTCCAGATACCGAAATAAATCTGGAAGGGTACGCCAAAACCGAACAACTTGTCGCTGTTGATGAAGCCAGTCTATTCCGCGATGCCGAACTCAATGACAGAATCGATGAGGAATCTGACAAACAGACTGCTTCAACAGTTGCGTTAGAAGCGCAGATAGTTGCAGAAACAAACAGCCGTAAAGATGGTGATGAGGCTCTGCAGGCGCAGATCAATGAGCTTAGTGAACACGTTAGCGAGTCAGAACCCGTATTTGAGGGCTCACTGAGGTGGGTGGAAGGTAACTGGAACACCGATAATCTCGTCGATGCTGCCGTTAATGAAATAAAAATACATGAGGCCCGCACCCACATGGTGCTTAACCACGACACAGCCGCCCAAGGGCGTGTCAACTGGGAAACCAAATTAGAACCCTACCCAGCGACTATTGGTCTGTTAGTTGAGGATGTATGGTATTGGGCTGTAGTTGAGTATCTTGGAAATGGTGGACAAAGCGGTCGGGGTAAAAACTTCAAGATTATTGACCACAACCTACCTGCTACCGGAGTGGTTCCAGGTCAGACACCTGTCGCTATCTACTCTAACTACACCTCCGGCATTAACCTGGATGACTACGCAACAGTCGAGTATTCCGATAGTGAAGATGAAAAACTACAGGGTCAGGTTAACGAAATAACCGAAGACCTGGATGACATCAAGACTCAACTTGGCGTAATCCTTGAGCCCGAAACAGATACGGCTTCGTATATGTTTATCGGGGATAACCAATGGGTAAGTGGTTCTGGTAAGTTTTCTGCCAACCTTGAAAAGAACAGAATAGCAACATTCCTGTTTCATGGATCGGACTTTGGGGGAAACCCCGTTGATTTTGATTCATTAAATCCAGGCGACATACTGTACTTCCAGAACCCACAGATTAAACAACAACAAGAAGAAAGAAGTGTTGAGATATATGAATCAGTAGTACATACCTGGGTTGTCGAGCGTATAGCTAAAGAAGGTGATCTTTTCCGTATATGGGTTGCAAATGAGGCTAAGTCCCCATTTGAAACAGACAACCTCTACGACATGCAGATCCACCACAAAGGGAGACTTGCTGACCCAGATGAAAAAGCAGAAGTAGATACTGCTGCTGATTACGAATGGACTGGCCACCATAGATACACAAGCGGCAACTTAGAGATCAACAACGTGCAAGGCGGTGTAACGTATAAAGGCTCTAAATCAGATTATTCAGGAACTAACGACCGTTCGTTTATGAAGTTCCTGCTAAATGCAAACGGTGAGTATTGGCTTCATTTTGGACCGACCAGCACTTATTGGGAAACGCGATGGACTATGAGCACCGGAAAAATGACTTGGGCGGCAACCCACACCGGTGACACATCAGTCGAGATTGATAAGAACGGTTTGAAAGTTAAAGGTTCTTCCGTCACGCGAAACGCAACCATGCTGCAGGCGCTGAAAAGTTCAAGCGACTTTGCATCACTAAAAGCCAAACTGATCGAACTTCTGGAAGAAGAAGTCGCCAGTTATGAAGTAGACGAAAAAGAGTGTTAATTCATACCACGCCGGAGATATCATGAAGAAACTTATATTCCTTACCGCGCTTTTACTCCCCTCAGTCGCTGTGGCACAACAGGGACTGCCAGAAGGTCTTGAAGGCAGGAACGTACCTATTCCTATGGTTTGCGGGGATACGCGGGACTTATACAACGCACTAGGTGAAACACACGCCGAAGTACCTGTGGTCATTGCGTTCAGTCAAGGCGATACCGCAGTCGTATGGTTCACTAACGCCGAGAAAACAACCATGTCGGTTGTAATCGACTCACCAAGTGGAGAATCTTGCATGATCTATTCCACGCGCTGCCGCGAGGGTGATTGCCACCTCACACCGGGAGAAGTTGTGGAACAGGCTGAAGAAATCCTAAAGGGTCCTAAAGTTTCTCTATGATTATAAGCAATGCTATTGAATGATGACTGTATCTCAAGCAGCGCAAGACTACTTAGACAAATTGCTTACCGATTCAGAAGGGCTGCAGATTGGCTTAACGTCTGGCGGCTGCACTGGCTTCAAAGCCTCGCTCGACAAAGTGCCATTAGAGAACTGCACCGGATCGAGTATCGACGCGAGTGGCAAAGTCTTTGTCGATCCCGACAGTATGACCGTTTTGCAGGGCGCTAATTTGGATCTCTACAGTGACCCATTCCATATTGGATTAAAGATCACCCCGCCTGCTGACTTCTATTCCTGTGGTTGCGGCGAATCTTTTGCCCCGAAGTGAAATGCGAGTGTTCCGAATGCGATCTCTATGGGTGTCCCTGTGTGTTCTGGGGCGAATGCGACTCGTGCCTATGTTCTTTGTGTGGGGTAGCCGATGACTCCGAAACGTCCAGAGTTTGTGGTGATGATCCTGATGGTCATGGCAGCCGTGCTGATCCTGATATTGATCTACTCACAACCGTTAATAGCCGATTTTAAAAGCACCTTCCTGCTGGAAAAAGATGTCTCAGGAAACTCAGTAGACGTTTCAGAGTTCTCATCACTTTCTTATCTCAGCGACGAGCGATCAGATACCTGGCGCTCGAACCTCAAAACGGTCTTAAAGAACAATGGCGACACGCACATCGACATCTTTGCACGCAATACGGACGCATCTTGGGGTGTGGTTAACGGCGTTGACCGTGATCGGTGGAGGACTCGCCTTACTGACTTACGCGATAACGGGTTGGCCCCAGTAATTTGGATGCGTTCTGACGATTCGCCAGAAATCGACCGCCTGCCGTTATCTAACCAGATCGAATACAACAAGCAGGTCGTTGCTGCCGTTGATGATCTCGTTAGCCACTACACGATTGCTCTGGAAGCCGACGAGTATTACTCGCCGCAGGAAACCGCTGTCTCGATCCAGGCTTTGCGCCGCGAGACAGATAAACCCATCGCTGTTCATTTAACAAACATGGACAACCTATCGGACGCGCAGGTTACGAGCTACATCGCGCAAGCCGACATTTTTTACGTGCAAACCGGGTTCGATTTGAATGAAGCACAGTTCAGGCAAAAAGTTGAAAGAGCGATACGGCTTAGTGGTGGAAAGCCTATCGTCGTGTCGGAATATCACATGGATGGAAGTGGAGATACTGCGAGGCGCTATGGCGACATTGCCTGCTCATACACCGGAACACAAGTCGGTGGAGTCACCGCCAACATCGTCGGAACAGGAAACGGACGCGGTAACTCAGTCTGCGGAAATTTACAGTGGGCGTTAGGTAGCGAAAAGGATGAAGAATGGCACGAAAAATGGGACGACGAGTTAGCGGTCATGGGGTTGATCCTCGTTACTTTGAGCGCTGTGGAGATGATGGATCTACCGTTTGTTGCCAGATACAACTACGCAACGGAGGGCGGTCACTACGAATTAGAGTTCAGCCGCAACGTTACCGAGTCTGCGAATGTCGGAACGACCTTAAATGACCAAGGGCGAATGATGGTCTTTGTACGGGGCATGTTCGATGACTTTGGTTTGTTTAAGAAGGGAAGGGAGAAAGAAAAAGAAGAACGAAAGTAATCACCGGAGAAGAACCGTGACGATGCCGCACGGTACCTGACGGCATCAGACTATTGGAGTATTAAGGTGTTTATCAGCAACGAAATGCGGGCAGTGAACCGCTTATTTGAAAACATGATGCGGGAGTTCAACGCATCCACACCACTGAAAGCAGTGGACAAAGCGTTCCCAAAGGAGGGGAACAAAATCACGATGTTGAAAGCCGTAACAACCGACTACGAGTACCAGAAGTGCGGTGAGTGTGGCACTTTGCATCTTGTAGAGGTTCCATCTGACAAAGAAAAGGAGAGTGATTCAAATGAAAGGACATGATTGGCTACAGGCCGGCGTAACAGCCGTGATCACAGTTGTCTTGATGCACATTGTGCAGTGGATCATCTAAAAAAAGTAGGACTGGGCTACTGGGGTCACGCCCGGCAGGCATTGGCGATAGCCGGAGCGCTATTCGTGTATGGTTTGTCCGGCGTGATCCACGCCCTTTATCCGGCCCTGTTTACCGAGACAATGAGCAGCGGAATTGACAAGTTAAACAAGGAAACCAACGTTAAAAAGAAAAGAGGAAGATCCAGGGGGAGACTCTAACTGTGCCAAATCGGTGTCACAGTAATTAAAATAAGTCATTGAAAACAAAGGAATTATAACGCCCTTTCACGGCGGCAACAGGGGTTCGAATCCCCTTGGGGACGCCAATAAATCAATGACTTAGGCGTGTATTAGGATTCGCTTATTATGCCATGTAGGTGGCACAGTGTCACAAGTCCACCACGGCGCCCTTTAAATGATCAGGTGCCAGGTGGGCGTACTTCTCAGTTGTGGTGAAAGAGGCATGCCCTGCCAGTATCTGAACTGTGCGCAGCGGGACGCCCGCCATTACCAAATGGCTGCAGTAAGTGTGGCGCAAACAATGAAGTGACCCGTCCAAACCAGACCGCATGGCATCACGTGAGAATGCCCTTGAAAAAGAGTAGGGCGCAAGTTCAGGTAACACCCGCCCTTTGCCTTTAAACGCTCTGAGCGCGCTCTTGGCACCGTCTGAGAGCGGTACCAGCCTCCATTTGCCGGATTTTGTTCTGGCTTCTGCGCCCGATACGATCCTGATGCTGTCCGTATCGATGTTTTTCCATTCCAATTGCATTGCCTCAGTGCGACGCAAGCCGGTATTTGCCATGAGTTGCCAGGTAGGGCCGTACTCACTAGCCCCATAAATCTGCTGTAGTTCGTCTTTGGTGTACCACCGAGGGGGCTTACTGCGCAGATCTTTAGGTGCTTTTACGCGCTTAATGGGGTTTCGAGGGATCACATCCCACGTTACCGCGTGGTTAATCATGGCCTGCAGCGTGCGTATTTCCTTAACTACAGTGCCGGGAGCCACTACTTCCGAACGGGCACGCTTATACGCTTCTACTGCGCGGGGGGTGATCATCCCAATCGCTAAATCACCAAACGCAGGGATCAGGTGACAGCGGATAATCGACTCAACGCGATAGTATGAATCAGGAAACTCACCGCTGTGCCAATGGGAATACTCTTCGGCCCAGGTAAGGAAGTCAGGGCCGGCGGCAGGCGGCGGAGCGTCGAGTCGGCGTTCTAGTGCAGTGAGCTGGACCTGCGCTTCGGCTTCGCTAACCTTGCCGAGCGACCGGCGCGACCTCTTGCCTTCTTTGAAGTAGTCGAGATACCAGGAGCCGTTTCGTTGATAGATTCTCGCCATGCTCTTGCCATTGCAGCGTCAATATCTTCCTTACGATACAACAGGGTGTCAATAAAAGGAAAGGGATAGATGCCTAAGTCCGAGGCTTTTTCGACAAAAACAGCATTGGCTAGGCCGCAGTATTTTGCGGCCTCATCCAGTGTCATATAGGGTTGATACGATTTCATTAAATAAAAAGCATTGCTAATAGATGAAGTCAATAATAAAACAACTGACAGCCAAAAAGTAAAAGCGCGCTAAAACTAATTACTTTATTACTGAAAGCGACGGACGTCGCATGTTGTCAACGATTGACACCGTATTATGGCCGCAGGATGAAACCGTCTGCCATACCTTCATTGCCTCAAAGTTAAGCATCGAGGTGTAAACAGGACGGTCTGTATTCCAGGCTACCCAGGTGTTTTCTATATCAACGTAGCAGTTTGTGTGGTTGCGGGAAATTGACCCGTCTCCACATGTAAACTGCGGCAACGCCATGCCGCTCTTTAATGAGTTCACTCCATCAGCAACGTTATTGAATTGGCACATACCTTTGCCTTCACCGTTATGGTCTATGTGTAAAGGCAAAACAAATTCTTCTGGGTAACTGCTATCTGCAAACGCTGCTGTAAGAGGTGATTTACGATCAACGGCCCTGCCGGCCAGGTAAAACAAAACCGCTTGCTGTGCAGGGCTTAGATCGTGTTGGTTAAGGTTTTCTAAAGTAGACGCGTTATCAAACGGATAAAGCTCAAGTATCGACTTGCTGTAGTTATTGTCGCTTTGTGTCGATACGATTTCTAGCTCAACATCAGATTTTTCTATACTTGGCATACTTAAAGTTTTCCTCAAAACGGGTTTTTATTATTTATTTATAGGACTACATACAAACAGAACCCCAGTATAGGAGTTCTATAGGCTCAACAAATGAGCCAGTTACTTACTTAGTCTTCGACGCTTTGCGGGTGCGCCTTCTAACAGCTCTTTCCGCTCAGTCTCAGACATTTTTGCGATTTCCAAAGCCAAAAAGGTTTTTAAGTCTGCCTTGTTATGGATATCGAACCGCGTATAAAACGTAGGGTCAATTAAGGTAGGGCTTTCTTTAAAGACCAGAGAGATTTTAATAATCTGATCTGTAGTAATAACCATACGGGCATGAAGCATTTGTGAAAACGCAGATTGGGTAATCCCTAACTTTTCAGCCATGTCCTGCTGGCTGAGTTCGAGGGTTTCTTTTTTCACTTCCCAAAGATCCCTTAACTTCTTAGAAATAGTTCTATCTTTTTGAGTGATGGTGCGTCTCTGAATATCATCTTTTGGAGACATTACGGTTTCCTTTACTGAATAAAGTTGAAGCAGAAACCTACAGCAATGCTAATACAAACACAACCCCCATCGTAAGTCTTTGTTTATCTTGATTTTTTTCATAAGCCATGCTACTATTAAGCGCTTCCTCGGCACCAAAAGTGGGCAACTCTATGAAAATCAGCGACGAAGCTGTAGACACGCTGGAAGCGTTTTTTGATGCCGTCCCTGGGTTTCTGTACGTATCGATCCATCGCGAAGATGATGTCTACAAAATCTCTTTTGACCCCGTAACGGAACCGCCTGAAGATCTATTCTTTCCGCTGGGAGCGCACGTATTGCTTGACGCTGCAGCAGCGCCTTATCTTGATGGGGCCCTATTGGAATGGAACGAAGAGCGCGGGGCCTTTTATGTAGAACTACCTGATGGAACAGTAGACGCGGAAGATACCGTGTCGTTTACTTTTCATTAACGAAGGACGTTGTACCGGTTCTTTAGACCCATTGGCTCGAAGACCGCCGTCTTGCCGTCAATAACAACTCCGCATCCAATGATGGGTTTCCTCGTGTATTTATGGCCGTAACTCATCGCGGCTGCTTTGTAATTAACCCCGCAGCCAACCTGCATGCCGAAGTACCTCATGTTTTGGTTTGCGCCATACTGGACGCCCGCCGCGCTGTGCGCGTGGCCCTGGACAACTGATTGAAACTCCGCCTCGGCATTAGATAAGGCAGGGAACCGGCCGCCTTTCCCCGCGTCACCGTGCATATAAATAACACCGTCAACGATGTGCTTTGAGTATCGGGGCTTGATCTCCCACTCGTGTACTCCCCACAGTTCTTTGTAGTCTTTTAACACTTCGAAGGGCAGTCCGGCGTCAAACACCTGCCGTTCTGTAAGCGCGTCGTGGTTGCCAATTAACCAAGTGACTTGGGGGAACGCCTCGTATAGTTCCTGCACCTGCCGGTAGGCTTTCTTATACTCGCGCTCGGAATCCTTCATTGAAGGCGCCTTCGGATGGTAACTTATCGAAGACCAGTCAACCATGTCACCTATATGGACGACAGTATCGCAATTCCATTGGTCGTGGATTTGTTTAAGAAACTCAACGTAACCCTTTAACATGACAGGGCAGTGAGTGTCACCTATTATGAGCACTCTAGCCACAGCAGTGCTCCTTGATGGCTTCAGCAACCATCTTGTACTTTGCTAAACAAGCGTCCCACGGCAAGACACCTGCTTCCCAGGAATCAGGATCTTTCATTATGTAATGGCCGACATCGGTCATCAGGATTACCCAGACCTGTCTGTTTCTCTCGTGTTGGCGGCGCAGCCACTCGCGCTGTAATGAGGAAAGGCGGGGGACACAGCGCCTCCGCTTGGTCATTTCTTGCGACTTGTACTCGACCCAGAGGTCGGCTTTATCACCGCCGTAATAAGCGTCGCAGATTCCACGGTGAAAGCGGTCGGCTATCTTCCAGGCATAAACTTCTGGGGGCAGGTACTTATGGATCGATCTGATCCGGTCGGACTCTGTGGCCAAAGCATTACCTCATGTATGAGCAATGCTTATATTATACATCAAGAATAAGAATCCCGCATTTGTTTCAATAACTTAGCGATGACCGGGTGCTTTCTGGTCGGTTCTTCGTCACTGATAAACGTGGTTATCCCCTTCATCCGTCCGATAGCGATCGTTACGTTGTAGAAGTTTTTTATATAAAGATCTTTGGTTACTGTGATACTGGCTTTGGGTGGTTTGGTACGAGGTCTTGGATCTCCGTCCAATGCTGCAATCCCTGTTGTATTAGTTCCCTTGCCACGTAGCTTAGATCTAGATTTTTTTCGTTTGCTATTGCGCTTAACTGCTGCCATAAGTCTTCGTCGATTAGAGTGGTTACGTATTTGTCGGTGAGGATTACAGGTTTCATTTTGAGTAAAAGTGGTCGTAGGAGCCTTCGGCGTCCAGTGGAATGTCACCGCACCAGTTAGGCGCGTATTGGAATATTTCAGTCATCTCACGCAGGACGTCCTCTGGATCGCCATACTCAGGAACGTATGAGGTGATCTCATCATGCACTGTAAAGGCGACTGGGAACCTTTTATCAATTTCAAGCATGTGCTCACTCAGCACTATCCGGCTTAATGCCTGCACGATGTTTTCAGTGATCTTGCCGCCGAAGGTTGTTTCTTCAGAGAACTCATTGGGGTCGTAGTTCAACGCCAAGCCATTCGGCAGTTCGATAGACCAGGGTTTGAAATGAATAACACCCTTCCAAGATTCACCCTGCCAATCCCATCGTTTCATGTGAGAGATTTTGTTATTGCAGAAGTTCCAGAAAGTCGTTATCCAGGGGAACTGGGAACGGTACTTCGCGACGATCGACACAGCCTCATCGTCGCTAATCAACACCTTGGGGCCGGTGGCGCCAGCCTCCAACATGGCACGGAACTTAACAGCCCCCATGCCGTAACCCAATCCCAGGATCGCGGTCTTGCCGACAAAGCGTTGTGTTGAGTCCACTTGGTCAGCAGGAACGTTATATATAGTAGAAGCAAAAGCTTTGTAGACATCGACCTTGTTCCTGAACTGTTCAAGCAGGTCCTGTTCGCCTGCCAGCCATGCCAGCATGCGGCATTCAATTTGAGAAGCGTCAACCGACACGAGCCACCCGTCGCTCGGCGCGACTAAAGCCTTTCTTAGATCACCGCCACGCGGGAAGTTCTGAAGGTTCACCTTGTCAGCACCGGAGAACCTGCCGGTATGTGCGCCGTAGTAATTAAGGGGCACAGGCAGTTCGGCGTTCTCTGTAAACTCTGCGATCCGCAGCAGGCGTTCAGCGCGGGTCTGGTTCTGCGTTGATTTGATTGTCAGGCGTCCTTCAACAAACGGCGCAGCCACAGGGTTATCCATCAGTTTCTGAAAACCCAGGTCGGTTTTAGAGAAAGCGTAGGTCTGCTTGCCTGTGCGCGGAGAAGTCTTCATCGGCACAGTCACCCCTTTGGATTCGAGTAACTCAGCAAACTGGTTGTTTGACGCGAGTTGCGTGCTGGATACGCCCAAGTCTTCAAGGACTTGTGCTTTCTTATTTATCTCTGCCTCTAGGACAGAGTTGAGGATAGTGGTGTCGAGCGCCAACCGGGGGTCGGCAAACATACGAATGGTAAGGTCAATCAGCGCCTGTTCGGCAACTGGATAATCAAAGATCTGGCGTTCATATATCGCGTGACAGAGTTCCACATCCTGTATGCAATAACCGGCAATTGCCTGCTCAGTCGTTTCATCCAGAAAATCCATACCTTCAGCCATGACCAGCTCGTCACCTTTACGCATGGAAGGGTCATTTGGGAAGGTACGACGCGCCACTGCAGCCAGTGAAGCCGACTCGTAGTGTCTCTGAGCCTTTGCCATCGACATCGTACACGAGTAAAAAACAGGTTCACGCTGGTAATGCCAAGCAAGTATTGCAGCCTCAAACCGACAGTTATGCGCAATAAGATTCGTTCGATCCCAGTCGATTTCAGCAAACGCTGCATCGATCTCCTGGTAGGGAACCCATTTTGTAGGCCCGTCTTCAATCTTGATCCCAACGCCAAAAACAAAGAAATCATCGTGCCAGATGTACTCCGTTGTCGTGAGCTTTTTCAGGGACAGTTTCTTGTTGTATCGAGTTTCGAAGTCGATTGTTACGTTCTGCATATTGTTTCCATTCAACAGGCTGCACTGCGTTAGGCAGTGTCCAAGTTTTCACAATGTCACGCCATGCCTGACGCTCCCAGTCGTGAAGTTCAGGATTTACAGGCGTCACAAATTCGTATTCGAGGTTAGTGCGCATGTCACGGGCTAAAAATTTAATCAGCATTGGCATTCTCCGGCACAAAGAAATGGGCAGTTTTAAGTGATGCCCAGCACAGCAGGGAAAATGTTAGGAAACCCTGCTAATCAACCCATAGGAGGAGGATGGGTTAGGCTGCTTTCGCTGCAGGTGTATCTGCAGGAGCAATCTTTTCGTACAACGCTTTCGCAGTGTTGTACAACTCTTCGTCAACATAGCCGACGAAGTTCACGGCGTAGTTGTGCCAGGAGCCCTTGGAATTGGACTGTCTGACAGTTGACAGGTTCCAGACACTGGCAAACCGGTCAACGCCTTTGATCATGGCGATCGAAGTGTTCCACTGGTTGCTGGTCTGAATCTTGGAGCCGTCCATCATGCACATGGCTTCCATCGTGGGGTTGCCATCTTCGTCAAGAAGCAGCAGCAGATGCTTGCCGGTTTCTTTAACGATGTACTTGTCAGGCGTTCCACCGATGTTTCGGATGTGCTCTAACGCGGCGCTTTCAGTTTCGAAAGCACCCTGGAAACCACCACTGCCGGCTTCGCGTTTCTGATAGACAGCGAACTCACGCTTGTAGAAGATGTTGACCACGTTAAGTGAGTCAGCGGCTTCTTGCGTGACGGTGTTGATGATCTGTCCGGCTTTTGCACCTTCAATATAGGAGGCCGATCCAGAATCGAGTTCGGGTGACAGGGTTTGCGTCAGTTTAAGACGCGGCAATTGCATGTCGTCACTGGTGACGTTCTCATTGCCAGCAGGCTTATCTACCTGCAGGAATGACGGAACAGAAGCAATGCTACTACCTTTGGGTGTTGAGATATCTTTTTTAGTCATGTATTTCTCTTGGTTGGTTGGTTAATTTTTGGAACGCATCGAAAGCCGGGTAACTACTTCAGATTCACAACCAGGTACAATTTCGCCTGATTGAATAATCTCTCGATAAGCACGGGCAGTGATCTTCCGGTACAGCAAATGCCAATAGCCGTTTGCAGAGATGTAGTTGTACAGCGAATCCCAGTCATCGACTTTCGGCACTATTTCTTCGGAGAGGGAGAAGGTGGCAGTGTTGTCTTCATCCACCATTTGACGCACGCCAAGGTCTGACATCTTGCGGGTAATCACGCGCTCCATGTCAGTCAGCGAAGCCTTAATGGCCTTCAGCTCCCCAGATTCGATTGCTCTCTTTCGGTCTTTTAAGTGTTTGTAATCTTGCAGCAGTTGGCCAATCGTGGCTTCTTCTATGTCTTTTAATGCGATATTCATGATGTCCCCATTGTAGCATTGCTTATATTTTGACGCAAATGTTTTGGTAGGTAAGAGCGCAGGGGGTTTGTTTTTCAGTCCACCTTATCCCTGTTTTGTAGTAGTTGACTAGGCTACCCTTCAACGCACTCATTT